GGGCACGGTCGGGTCGCTGGTCGGCGTTTCGGCCGGCGGCGGGGCGACGCCGATCCGACTGAGCGTGACGCGAGGCTCAAGACCATCGAGCGAAGGGGAGAATCGGCGTCGAGTCATCCCTTGCAGCCTCCCAATATGGCCAGCGCCCACCACACCGGCACGACGCCCCGGATCGCCCCGCAGTCGAGCGGTTCCGAGACCTCGAACACGTAGGGGGTGAAATCGCCGAGAATGCGTATCTCGATGTGCGGCATGGCGTTATATTTTTTGCACATGTGCAAAAAACGGTCAGGACATGATCGACGCCGATCGTCTGGCGAGCTTCGGCTCGATCTTGCGTCCGTGCGGGAACTTGTCGCACAGGCCGCCCCGGAACGCGTCCATCACGTCTTCGTAGGGGTGCTGCGGGTCTTCCGGCCGTTCCACCCACTGGCCTTGTCGCTTGGCCCGCTTGTAGTTGCCGAACGCGTCGATCAGCTTGCGGCATCGCGGATGGATCAGCAGTTCGGGCGGGTCGACCGACACGAAGCTCTCGACCAGCGACAGCGAGTCGAGCACCGATCGGATCGGCCACGGCTGAACGCGGAGACCTGCCCGCTTGTATTCCTCGAACACCGTGACGCCGATCGCCGTCGTGCTCTTGCCGGCCGGGTCCGTCGTCGCGTGGTCGATCCGACCGCCGCACCGCTCTCCGCTGATCCTCAAGATTTCGAGGGCCGCGTTGTGCGCGCCCACGTTGTAGCTCAGGTAGTCGGCGAACACCGTGACCTTGGGGCCGGGCCGCACCTGGAACCACACGGCCCCGGTGTACGAGCCCGAGTCGATCCCCAGATGGACGGGCAGGTTCGGATCGAACTCGGCCGCCTCGCCCACGTGCTTGCCATCGTCGAAGCCGTCGAACCAGGCACCCTCGCCGGCCGCCCAGAGCCCGTATCGCAGCCGCTTCTTCCGCGAGGCCGTCAGCCGGTCGAGGTTCTCGATATGGGCGACGCCCGCCGCCGTCCAGCCGGTCCCGTCGTGAAGCCCCGGGTTGGCCTCGAACGTCGTGTCCCACAGCACCGTATTGCCGGCGTCAGCCCGCTTCTTGAGCCAGTGGCTTGGATCGCCCGGGTTGGTGTCGCCGATCAGATAGCCGAGCCACGCGGGGCGTCCAGGCCGTCTCAGACGGCTCGATAGCTTCTCCCACGCCTCTTCGACCGTCTCAATGGCCTCGTTGACGTAGATCACGTCCCAGGCGCTGGAGAGGATCTTGTCGGGCTTATCGAGCCCGCCCAACGCGATCTCGGAGCCGTTGGGGTAGACGTAGCTCTGTCTCGTTCGTCGGCTGGCCCCGCTGGCGATGAACTCCATGCCGTCGGCGGCGAGGATCTCCTGTTCGTAGGTCACGAGCGCCGACTGAGTCAGGCTGGCCCGGGTCGCCCGGCAGATCAGGATGCGGAGGTTCGGATAGTCGGCCGCGAGGCAATGGAGCGTGGCGAGGATGGCGTAGGTCTTGCCAGTTCCGGCCGGCCCCGAGATCAGAACGTCACGCGGAAGACTTCCGCTTTCGAGGGCTTCCTTCAGCCTCTGGTCGACTCTCAGGCCCCTGGGCTCCGGGGATGACGATGCGGGGCTTGGCGTCGGCGTCGGTTGGCTCATTGGTTTCCGGCGGCGGCTGACTGCCTTCGGCGAACTTGAGGACGGCCAGTTTGGTCTCTACGTCGATGGCGGCGTCGATGATCTGTTGCGCCCACTCTTCGGCCAGCGTCAAAGGGCGGTCGTTGTATCCAGGCGCGCCAGCCAATCTCAATTGGAGAGCCCTCCGTCCGGTCAGCCCCTTCGGCCTTCCTGACGGGTTCCCTGACTGCCCTTTCACGAAAGTAGTCGAGCTTCTGGCCACACAAACAACACCTTGGGATCAACCCTGTTAGCAGGGCTTCGTTTCAGCCGTCACTGCTGGGGGTTCGCCACGAGCTTCAGTAGCACTCGCCGCGCTTCGCGTAGTCGGACCTGGCCGCGTCCGCGCGGCACATCTCGACGACCTGCCTCAGATCCGCGACCTCTTGCTTAAGGCGGGTGTTCTCGGCGATCTTCATCATGTGGCAGGCGAGCTGATTGTCGGAGTCGGCCTTCCAGAATTCGGCGTCGTGCCGGAATCCGTCCGCTTCCCTCTCGGCGTCGGCGAGGGCGGCGATCAGAGCGTGCCGGGACCAGAACCAGGTGAACATCGTTCGGCCCCCTTTGCGGATCGTCGTCGATCCCCAATCATCGTCACGGCCATGATGCACGCCCACAGGACGAACAGAGCCACGACGAGCACGGCGACGCCGGTCTTGGGATCTTCGATCATCATCCGCCCATCGTCGGGAGGTCGATGGTCGTCGAGTCTTCAGACGGGGTCGGCGGCAGTTCGAGGTTGCTGGACGAGCCGACGGCCTGCTCAAGTTCGCCGACGCGCTTGTTCACGTCCTTGGCCTCCACCTTCTGCTTATTGATGGCGGTGATCACGACGTTCTGGCTTTCGACCAAGACCTTGACCTTCTGCTCAAGCTGCTTGGCGCGGGTCTCGGCGGCGAGGGCGCGGGCCTCGACGGCCTTGATCTTGGACCGGGCGTCGCCCACCTCTTCAGCGGACGCGGTGATCATCTGCTTCCACGCCGCGATTCCGTCGAGGTCGGCCTTGCGGCGTGCGGCCAGTTCCTCCATGTCGGCGTCGAGTTCAGCCTTCTTGTCGGCGACCTCTTCGGCTCGCCGTCGCGACCGCATGTCCGAATAGAGCTTGAGCCCGAAGCCGCCCAGCGTCACGACCACGGCCCCGACCGAGACGAGGGAGTCCTGATTGATCACGCCGAACACTGAGGCGGCGGCGGCCGTGCCGAGGATCGTGGTCGTCGTGTTTTCGATCGGGTGCGACATAATCAACCGTCCCCGATCTGTTGACCGCCGTCGCTCGGCGTCGTAGTGTTATTCCCGGACATGGGCCTAGCTCCAACTAGGTTCGTGTTCGCGGGGGGCGCGGCGATTGGCAGTCGTCGCGTCCCCACCTGGTTCGCCCCGATCGTCGTCAATGCGGCGGGGCGGATCGCATCGCGTCGCGGGTCGCGCGGAATGCGTCCAGTTTGACAAGCATCGGGTGGCCGGGGGGAAGCTTGTCTTGAAGCTTCTGAATCCAGGCCACGATGATCTGGCCGAGCTTCGCCCACTGATCGGGCGGGATCTTCTGGACGGCCGTGATCAGCGTCGAGAACGCGATCTTGGCGATGAGGGTCCACATGCGAGGGCGTCCTTTCAGGAGGCGTAAGCGGTGCGCGGGGCCACGGCGTCGTCGGGGATCATCCGGCGGCCTTGCAGCACGCCGTAGCCTTGATCGCCCCAACCCGCGCCCCATGAGTTGGCGATCTGGATGGCGATCGCTCCATCGACCCAGAGGGCGTCCACTGCGGTGACTTCGTGCGACCACCAGTTGAGGCCGATGGCGACCGGGACGCCGCGCAGCAGGCACGACACAAGCTGGTCGATGTTGTTCGGGTCGAGCGACCACCACTCATCGACGCGGTACTTGAGGGCGGCCTGCTTGGTCGCGTCGGTCGCGTACTGCCGGTCGATCGCGTTGGCGGGCCAGAGGTCGACGGGGGCGAGTCCGTGCTCCGTGATCCATTCGAGACCTTCCCTGCCCCAGCCGCCGACGTTGCGATAGTTCTTGATCTGGGCGCCGGCGCTGGCGGGCGAGAGCACGACGTGCGGCTGGCCTTGCAGGAACCGGACGACCTCGGTGGCGAACGTCGGCGCGTTGATCCAGCAGTACGACGTCCGCTGCTGGTCCTTGACGACGACGCCGCCGGCCAGCAGGTTCCCCTTGAGCGTGGCCTTGCGGTCCTGCCGCTCCCGGATTCGCGCCTGCCACTCGGATCGGGGGATCACCAGCTCGGACGGGAACGGCTCGGCGACGCCGGCGTAACCTTCCGGGCCTCGGCCCGAGAGGTCGAGCCCGCGCCCGAAGTCCCATCGGAACTCAGGGTGCTCGAGCTTGTGGAGGGGGGTCTCGTCGTCGATGACGAACAGTTTGCCCACTTACTTGCCCCCCAACGCTTTGATCGCAGCCGCCGTCGCGGCGTCCGACTGACCCTTGAGCGGAACAGTCTTCATGCGTCCCTGCGCGTCGAACGCGAACAGCACCGGATCGGCCGGGGTCGTGAAGGCGACCTTGGCCTTGGCCAGCGCGTCGGCCCACTTCGGCTCGGCGGTCGCGTCCACGTTCTGGTCCCAGATCCGCCAGCCCGGCGTGCGCGTCGTCGCGTCGGGCGGCGAAGCCTGATTCAGCGCGTCCCGCACGGGCAGTGAGAAGAACGATTCCTTGCCGGTCAGCTTGGATGACTCGTACAGGATCAGGATCTTGTCGAGCGGCCCCCACGACGGCACAGGCGGCGGGACGGGCGGCGGCGGCAGCGGGGCCGGAGGCCCTGGGATCGGCGAGGGGATGGGCGGGACGGGCGACGGCGCGGGAACCGGCACCATGTGCCAGCCGACCATCGCGACGCCGAGCGCGAAGCCGAGCGTGAGCGTCTTCAATTCGTCATAGATTGCGTGCCAGATCGACGACGCCGCCGTCACGGGAGGCGCGGGCGCTGGGCTCGGCGGCGGCGTCGGGTCGGTCATTGGGGGAAGATCGCCTTGAGTTGGGCCAAGTGGGCGTCGAACCAGGCCGCCGAGTCCTGCGACTTTTTTTCGGCGTCGGCCGCCTTCGCTTCGGCCTCGGCGACGCGCCGCTCAGCCTCGGCGGCGTGTCGTTCGACGCGGGCCTTGAGGTCGGCGAGTTCGGCGTCCACGGCGGCCTGCTTCTCGGTCAGGGTCGACCCGGGCGCGGCGGGGGCGGGCTCGGGCGTCTGTGCGTCGTCCAAGGTCGTGCTCCTGATTGGGATGTGCGGCGGTTCAAGCGGCCGTGCGTTCGCGGCGTCGGCGTTCCTTGCGATTGGGCTTCGGGCCGTCCTTGGGCTTCGGCTTCGGTTCCGGCTTGGGGTCGGTCGCCGGATTGCGATGAAGGGCCGAGCGGTGGTCCATACCCGATTGATGGCAGATCATGCAGACGAACATCGACCCACGGGGGATCGGGCCGTTGTGCGGACAGACGCTCTGGTCGTCGAGGGCCTTGATCGGGAACATCGGCACCATATCGTGAACCCAGGCGGGCTGGCGGGGGGCCGGCGTCTCGACGGGTTCGGCCGCTTGCTTCTGCCGGTCCTTGGCTCGCTTGACGCCGGTCGCGACGGTGCCGACCGAGACGCCGCACAGGAGGGCGATATCTCTGTACGTTCGGCCTTCCCTGCGCATCGCCAGATATCGAGCATCCTCGCTCGGCTTGATTCCACGCCGCGCAGCCATGGAGAGCCTCCATCGTCGGAGATACGAACACCTACACCCTAGTATAGCAGCAAGAGTGCATATCGGAGCGCGATTCTATGCGAATTCGAGGGTTGGCCGCATGAAACAGGGGGAAAAATGTTCAGCA